TTTGGTATTATGTTATATGTAATGGTATAATTACATGTATTTTTATAACCTCAGTGGTGAAATATATAAAATATATTAGGAATCGAAACCAAAACAGAAACATAAATGAACAACATGTTGTATGAACAAAGAGATTTAGACATTGCTAAAGGTTTATATAAAAACCAAGAAGAAAAGTGTGAACGATTTGCGAGAAGTATTCATAAACTTAGAGAATCTCGCAAACAGTACGATGATAAAAGAGAAAAAAGTAAAATAAAATTTTTGGACGCTGTTCCGGAGAAACAAGTTCAAAGTAGACATGTTAATAAAATGTGTCAGGCGATAACAACGAGTGGTAAAAGGTGTAATTTTAGAGCATCATGTGGTGTCTTCTGCAAAAAACACGTAGCTAAAAAATAAATGTATTGTTATATTAAATGTTAGATCAAGAAACTCTCAGACCTGTCATAATAGCCATGGCTCTTTATTTGGCAATTTCACAAATTATCCCAGAACTTTTGAAGAAACCAACGAATATTAAATTTATCGATGATATTGTTGCTATGTTGATCGCACAAAAGGGATCACTCACTTCGGGTACCATTCTCACCGGACTTATCGTTTTTATCACCAATTACATTAACGACGAATTCTTGTAAAATGTTTTCTCTAGACGTTAACATTCGTGTTCTTGGGTGATCCATATATCTTATTTTTTTATTATACGTATCTTCCATAAACTCCATGAGTTGATTTGCATTTGGTTTACCCCAGGTCATACCGGCCTTGAATAGGAAATCATCTTTTACCAACTCCTGGCGTTGACAATCAATTGTATACGGTGTTTTTATATATTCTGGTGCACCACCAAAGTCCGTGATAATAACGGGTTTATTTCGTAAAGCTGCTTCTACAGCCCCTAAACCAATACCTTCTGAACTTGAAAAACTTACATAACAGTCTGATTTTGCGTGTATGTCTTCCATAACTTCATTTGATACTAGATCGTTTATAATTGTGACGTTTGGTATATTTATGTTTATGGGTTGTTTACACGTTGCTTTTACAATAAGTCGTGCATCTGGTTTGTTTAGACGAATAAACGTTTCTAAAATTTTGTTAAAGTTTTTCCTAGGGTCTAATACATTTCCAATGTGATAAAACGTGTATGGTCTGTTATCTGGTACGTGAGCGTGTATTATAAAAAAATCGGTATCTGGAAATTGTTTTTTAAAAACTCTTTGACAAAATTCGCTCGGTACAGCAATTCTATCAAAAAGTTTAAAAAGTTTTCCGTAATCTTCGTGTACGGTTTCTGTTTCACATATAGTCATACACGTTACGTGTTTAACTTTACGTTTGATTTCCGGTATTTTGTCTAACCAGAATTGAACGGGTAAGGCGTAAATAAATGCTTTTTCACAGACGGGAATTTCGTCGTTTATGTCTATGCACTTACTACCAGGAAAAAGATCCATATATTTTCGCATTTGTTGCCCTATCCCACTTAAAGCTGTTGGTCCGATGAATAACATTTACTATAAAGATAATCTTTCTTTTATATATATTACGCGATGGACTCTGTTAGAGAACAAATTCAAAATCAACTTTCACGATCAAAAGTTCACACAGACGAACTTTATAGTATTATTAAACAAATTGCGGATCACATCGATCCACCAAAAGCTGTTCCCCCAGCTCCAGCACGAACTGTGAAACCAGCTCCAGCTCCAGTTCCAGTTCCAGCCCCAGCCCCAGCTCCAGCTCCAGCTCCAGCTCCAGCTCCAGCGCCAGCACCAGCACCAGCTAAGAAAACTGTTAAGAAGACAACAAAGTCAGCTTCTAAAAAGTAGGTTGAAGAGGTACGGGTTGTGGTCTAACTTTATTTTTTATGAAGTAAAATCCACCACCAATTAATGCAATGCAAAAGGCGAGATAATATAAGGGGTATTTCTTTTTCTTTTCTTTTTCCATTTTTTCGATATCCTCCTTATCTGGAAGTTTTTTAACATTTATGTTGAGTTCGTCTATCTTCCCGATAAGATTGTGTAGTGCTTCGAGTATAAGAATTTCCCTGTTTATAGGTTTTTCTTTAACATCTATTGATGTAATTTCCAACGTCATGAACCATTCCGAATCTGGTTGTAACGTGACATAATTCCCGTTACCCTGTTGTTCGTAAAATACAAAGTCGAGTTTTTGTATAGAGATGGGGTTAAATAAACTTGTTTCTCTATTAAATCCACGCCATTGTTTATCATGTATTTTAAAAGTGTTTGAACCATCAAATTGTCTTTCTAAAGGTATTCGAGTGAGTATTTGACCATGACGCTCGTCGAGAATCTGTGCGACTTTGGGTATATTTTCACATACGATGTCTATAAATTTAGCACCGTTACCAGCTCCACTACTTGTTGTACCAACTTGAGTAACGTAAAAATCAACAACTTTAAATCCACATACTTTACTCATGTCTGACACATGTGTGTTTGCTGTTAAATTAAGGTCGATTGAAAAAGTATTATTAGTACCCGTAACAAATTTTGAATCCACTGTTATGTACTGTACTTTTTTTGGTAATTCCTGGAGTGAAACCATCTTGTATTTAGTATATAAAAAAATAAACATAAATAATAGCAAATACAAACAAAAATGTTCCCTTTTTATTCCAGTGTTTGTAGGTTATTTCAAACTAGTATAAAAAATGTACCAAGTGATGTGATCGATACACCTACTCTTTCTAAAACAGTTTCAAAAGTGTCCTTGATAGATAACGATAAAATAATGTTATTACCAGATAATAAATCTTCGGATAATTTGGTGTCTGTAAACGATGTCGGTGAACGTGTTATACTCGAATATTCCAAATTTGACCCTTTATTTATACATTATAGACCTAAGTCAAAAAAGATTAAAATTAAATATACACACTAAATAAATGAAAATATGGACTACATGCACTTACACACCCACGACTTTAAACTCGCTTTCTGTCAGGCAACTGAAGGGCTCTGCGAAGACGTTAAAAGGATTATATGGGAAAAATCTCAAAAATATGAATACGAAAATCTTGTGTGCCCGGAAACCCCGAAAAAAACAAGAGAAAGGCGAGATTCACAATTCCCAACTGAAAGACTCGAAACGTTGGTCAGAAAATGGAGAGAAAAGTGGGGTGAACCATAATGTTATTTATAATCGTATGCAATTACTCGCTTACGAAGAATTTAATCACGAAGATTTTAAGAGAAGAGAATATGATTCGTATTCACTTGTTCTATATAGAACACTTATTGCAGAAACAACTTTACAGAGACGCAATTTGAAATATACAGCTATGTTTGGTGATAAATGGAAAAATAATGATAATATACACGAAATACGTAGACGTATAAACGATTCTTTGTGTGAGTGTGAAAGATTAAAAAATAGAGAACGTAAATTTAAGGAAAAATATTTTCAAGATCCTAATTATTTAATCAAGGGTATAGATACACTTTAGAAAAAACAAATATATGCTAAAACATGTACTGAGAGTAGTTGAAATAGCCATATGTAATATATTATTATACCAAGCATAAATAGAATATGATAGTAACCCTGTCATATTTACTATTATAAAATATGTACTGATATCGTCAACTTTTTTAGTATTATGAATTTTATATATTTGTGGTATTAAATTTATAGTTAGTAAAGTGCTTCCTACCCAACCTAAAATGTCTACGATGTGCATATTATTTTAAATATATATTTTATAACGTATACTATGTTGAGTATAATAAATCCTGGTAGTAAAACTCTTCGGATATCATGTCCTACAAAAAGGAAAGAAGGTATAGAGGAATATGAATATTTTAAATCTAAAATAAAAAAGTCAACATTACAATACGGTGCCATTGTATCAACCTACCATTTCATGTTCCATACACCTATTGATGGTATTTCTGCAAGTATTGGGGCCATTGCTTCGTATATTTATGTAAATTCACTTTCAGAGTATGTTGATAATATAGAACGTTCTTTCAATTTAAATAGAAGACTTTTAGTACCTACATCTCTTGCATTAGCTGAGTCTATGTGGAATTCCTCGGATTTTCCATTCGATTTTAATATGGGTGCAACACTTTTTGGTTTTTTGGTTTATAAAATAGCTTTTTATCAAATTGTTGCTGAGGAAATTTTAAAAGACAACGAAGACCTAAGTGAACTTGATCAAATGTAAAAAGTAAATAAATTAAAAGAATAAAAATGTCTGTTTTTTATGAATTGTTGAAAAAAAGTACGAACCTTATTCAAGTCGAAGAGATGAATGATCTCTTTTCATCCATTGCGAGTGATGGTAAATTGGACATGGAAATTTGGGGTCTTGAAGCTAATGATAGTTTCCCGGATAAATGTAATCCAAAACAATTTGATTCTCTTTCTTATATTGGATTGAGTAAACCGGATGGAAGGGAAGATCTTCGATTTGTTGAGTTCTTTTATGAAAATAAAGGGTGCGAAGGTATTATTGAACCCTTTTTTGAAATGTTATCGAAGAAATTATCTAACGATGGCAAAAAGAACATTATAATTGTTCCGCGTGTAATTCGTAATAAAACGAAAGAATTCTGGAAGATATATCTTAAAAAGTATTTTACAGATATTCAATCTGGTGAAAAATTTATTTCTAAAAATAAGATTCCTCCAGTTCTTGTATGGAACGAACTTACTAAAATCATGCCTTCTAAGCCCGTTGAGGATGATGAAGATGTTGAATTTGATAATTAACGAGTAATTATCCTACTTAAAAAATAGTTTACACTATGTTATATAAATAAAAATGAATAATCTTACTTTTGAACTTATTAAAAATTGTACTACGCTCGTTAAACTCACGCACCTCAACGATCTCTGTAATAAATTAACCGATACGAATAGTGATGTATACGCATTACGCGCCGATTTTGGTTATCCCGAACACCTTATCCCTAAAAATAATAAAAAAAATCTCGCTTACATGGGTATTTCTAAAAATAAAGTAGATACGACTTACGGTCAAGCACATTTTATTACGTTTACCCACGAACCTAAATTGTCTATACGCGATGCACCCGTTGGTATTTTGAGAAACATGTATAACATATACATGGACGATAAAATCGAAGAACTTGTTGAGGATGGGTATAAAGATGGTGAAAACTTTTCTGTTGAATTATTTCCACAAACTATTGATCGTAGAAACGTTGGGTATTGGAGATGGGTATTGGAGGATGATTGGGGTGTGTGTGATCAAATATCCATGAACGATCTTATTGATGATTACGAAATTAAAAGGTATATAGATTGGGCTGATTTGTATAACATTTTACCCGAAAATATTGACGATATTGAACACGAGGATGAAGAAGAGGACGAGGGTGAATATGATCTTGATGGTGATTTGTCCGAAGAAGAAGGTGAATATATAAGCGAATCAGAAACCTAAGTCTATAATAAATGTAAAAAAATAAAAACTAAAAAACTAAAAATGCGACCAAATTGTTCCTACGAGAGCTGTTATTGCAGAGCTGGTAAGAACGGATTCTGTTTAAAACACAAAGATATTGGCGAAGCTATCGAAGCTTTACTCTTGCTTTCAAAAAGTATTAAAAATAAAAATAAAAATAAAATTAAGTAATCATGTCTACGGAGAATGATACGAATACGCGTGTTATTCAAAAAATAATGACACTTGTGGACGATCATTCTGATGAATTGCCAGAAGGTGATTATTTAGAAATTTGTAATAAACTAAAAGATATGTTTCTAAATAGACATAATACTAGACGTCCACGTACCTTACCTCGTAGTTTACAATCAAACCCAATGGATGTTATTTATGAACGATGTATGGTTCTTGTTAGAGAAAGAAAAAGATTAAAACGTTCGTTGAATCGAGTAAAAATAAAACATCGTATAACTGCGCGTTTAAAAAGAGAAGCACTCGATTCGTATTGTGATGCCCTAAATTTACCATACTGTGAGACTTTACAGGATTTACAAGAACTTGGACACGCTTCGAATTCGAATGATTTTTTTAAGGATTATATGAACTTAATTAATGGGTACCTTAGAGGTTTAAGGGAAGGGTATATAGTTGAATGTGATAATATAGAAAATGAGATTTTGGTGTACTCAAATTTTGTTTGTGCAACACAACGTATTATAGATTCTTTTAATGATATTCAGTTAAATATTCCACCAATTCGGTAATGAAATGTAAAATATACACAAAAAAAACCTAAGTCGATGTAAAAATATAAAAAAACTAAGTTATTAAAAATGGACGAGCTTACCAATTTAATGCGTTTAATTGACTTGAATTCCGAGATAATCCCCGAAGGAAATTATCTTGAAATGTGCAACTCAATAAAAAAAGTACACGACACAATGTCTCGATCAAATTCGAATGACGATTCTGAATCCGATGACGATGAGCAATTTAGGATTCGCGAAATTATACGTCGTGATATGCAAACGCCATTTTCAGCACAGAGAAGTAATAGACGTAGGTATTACGATACCGATACCGATGATGATTCTGAAGATTTACAGAATGCGGATGCAGATGTGGGTATCGAAGATCCACCAGGTGAAGACGATGATGTTTTGATGGCTTCTCCAGGGGAAGCACGAGATTTATTGCGTTATGTTAATTCAGTTTTACCACATATAAACGTTCCTCGAGAAATTGCTGATGATGTTGGATTTCATAGGGAATTGCGACAGATTGAAATGGCGCATAACGAGAATGAATTACGAAGACTGGAACAAAAGATTGTGGACGTACAAAGGACTATTCGTAAAACTAAGATTAGACAAAGAATTACTGCAAATGTTCGTAAAGACGCTGTTAAAAAACGAGCTCAAGAACTTAATATGAGATTACCCAGATACACTATCGGTGCTCTTTTGGATAAGGGACACAATGTAGGTAATGAAAGAGAATTTTACAAAACCTACCTTGATGAGTATAACGACGAAGTTGTAAATAAATTAAGCGAATTGAACGACGATTTAGTTGGTTTTCTTAGAGAAAAAGATTGTATTTTAGCGGAAATGAACGAGTTAGACGGTTAATTTAATTATCATTTAAATATAATTTTACACCATTTTTCATTAATATTACCGAAAGGTGAAAATTCAAACAAAACGTGTATTAATGCACCAACAATTATAAGTACACCTACCCCATTATATAAATATTTCGTTATTGCCCAGAATAATAATTGTAAGATAACACCTATCGTGAGTGCTTCGAGAAGGACTGTGGATACAGGCCGGATATTCATTTATTATTTATAAATATTTTATTTGTAGATTATATAAAATAGAATAATGTTATCGTCTAGAAATTTAGGAAATGCTGCACCAATGTTATTTTTCACATTGGCTTTGATTGCGGTTGGTATAACTATTGCCGTTGTTTTACCTAGAAAATCAAATTATTTTGATGATCTCGAAGAACTCGAAGAAAAATAAATATATTATTAAAAATTAATATCTCGTGATATATAAAATGATACCCCTTCTTATTATCATTCTATTAGTCATTTGGTTGATTATAAAAGTTAGACGCCAGGCTGAGTATTATAAGGTCGAGGGTTTAAAACTTTCGTGGGCTAATAAAGCCAACATAGAAGGTAACGTGTCTAAATGGATTTTTGTTTTAAAAGATAAATCGGGAAACGAAATTCATAGATACGAAAATAACGAGGCTGGAAACCTTAAAGACTGGACAAATGTTTCGGTCGACGTTATAGGTAAAAAGGAGTTTGATGAAAAAATTATTGGTGATAATACACTCGAAATTTATTATAACGACGCCGAGGAGAGTAAAAAACTTTATACAACGACCGTGAATTATAGTGAGAGTGATTTTAGTGGAACTATAGATACGAATAATCTCGAAGAAGTTCAGGAGTTCAAACCAGCTTTTTCATATGAATTTATCATGAACAAAAAAAATCAGACTTTAGGAATACACGTTGAGTATATAAAACTTGATGGTGTTTTGGCGACAAAAGAACAAACGACTATACACAAAAATCCTAATAGAAACAATAAACCTGATAATATGTTTAGTATTGGAAGTGGTACACAAAATTACGCGTCATGGAACGCGAATGGTCATAATGTAGGTGATAAGATATTTACCATTGAATCCGATAAACAAATCGAAAAAATAGATATAGCATACACAAGACCTCGATATGCACCTGGGTGGATAATAAAAGAAAATGGGGTTGCGAAGATTACAGAAACGTCTAATAGAGGTAATAACATGACTCCTAGACCGGTAGTGTATACTTATAATATAAAAGATGGGACTACGCCTTCACCACCACCTCCACC